CTAGATATGTGCGTAAAGATTGTTCAGGTAATTCATACCGGATTCGAAGAGGCAGGTATTTTTTTATTAAAACAATTCAATGAGCCTGTTAAGTAACTATCGTAACCCCGTTCCGGTATCAACATTGCCACAGGATTTGCAAGGGCAAATGCAGATTATTAACGGGCAGTTGGTTTCCATGGTTGATAACGGCGTGACGTACATAAAGGAAGGGTTTAATATTAATGACATTGTTTACTCTATCATTAATATGCAGACAGAAAAAATAAAAACTGCGCCATGGGGTCTTTATGAGGTTATAGACGAAAGCTCTTTGAAACATAGAAATTCATTACTGCAAAATAAGGGTGGCGTAAACGCAAAGAAGGTGCTTGAACTTACTAAAAAATCACTCAACCCGGTACTACCGGCGAAGGGCGGTAAATGGTCTGATTTGCTTCGGTACCCTAACGAAACGCAAACATTCCCCGATTTTATTTCTTATGGGTGCGGTTATAAAATGTTAAATGGCAATAAATATATATGGGCTGATATATTGGCAGACGGGAAAAACCAGGGTAAACCGAATTCACTTTGGGTAATGCCTTCGCAATATGTTACCATTTATGCTGACCGTACCCAGAAGTGGCCGGTAAAAGTTATGGGTTATGCACTATCTATTTTTCCTACACAGAATTTTAAGGAACAGGAAATAATGCACGAAAAGACGGAGAACTATGATTGTGATACTTCGGGAAATTTTCTTTACGGCATATCCCCGTTAAAGCCGATGTTAATGCGGATAAATCAATCAAACAGCTTACTTAAAACCAATACTGCAAAGGTTCAGAATGGCGGTGTAGAAGCATTAATATTTGCTAAGAATCAACCAGGGCAGCCTACGAAAGAATCATTTACTGCTATGCAGGATATTAAGGGTAAGCTGATTCACGAGTACACCGGCTCAGATAATTGGGGAAAGATAGTAGCCTCAAATATTGAATTAGGTGTTGAAAAACTAGGCATGTCACCCGTTGAGCTTGATATCTATCAGGCACAATTAAGCGACATGCGGTTTATGTGTAATATTTACGGGGTGCCTTCACAGTTAATGAATGACCCGCAGAACCGGTCGCATAATACGGCGGCTGAAGCTGAAAAAGCACTTACTAACCGTTGCGTAATCCCTCAGTTAATAGCGGCCAGAGATAATATTAACCGGTGGGCGCATAAGAATGGCGGGTTGCCAGGTAACTGGATAATAGATTTCGATATATCAGCGTACCCTGAGTTGCAGGACGACATGACCAAGACTGCAACATGGGTCGCGCAAACAGCGTCGTTTGCAGGGTATAGCATGAATGAAGTTCGTGGATTTATGGGAGTAGAAACTATTGATTTACCTGAATATAATGACCCAAGAATATTTACTAACAGTGGTGAAACGGTAACAGAACACAGTGCCAATATTGTTGACCAAACTTTAAATGGGGCTAGTCCCGTAGCATGATGCAACTGACTAAAGAAGATATGGATGCTATAACAGCGAAGGTGAGGATGGAACTGCCGATACCTGAGAAAACGTGCCCCTCAAAACTTAATAAACTGTTTGGTTTAAGGGAAATGAAAAAACGTGAATACATTGACCAAAAAAAGAAAGAATATGCTGGTAGAAGTGTTGCTTAGTGTTATAGCCGGAGAGCTGGGAGTATTAATTTATATACTCGCCCGTGACCCAAAGACTATTGTAGTTGAGACGGAAGGCACTGCAAGGGCTGAAATGCCAAAGCAGGAATATAAAACCAGTGTTCCATATAATACAAAAATGCCAGCATGACCCGTGCGCAAATCATATCGCAGTACGCTTCAATAAACCGCAGGTTTGAAACTATATTCTTTGCGCCGGTAAAACGTTCCCTCGATGCAAAGGTAAAAGCGGTCATTGCACAGATAAAGGCTAATGGTATTCATGCTGCTATAAATCATCTGCATATCGATGTAGCTAATGAAGCACTACACGACACGGTAAAGCGGTTATACACTACCGTTGGGCTGAAGCACGCCCGTATGAATGAGGCACGGCTCAGAACAGAAAAAAGTATGCCCATAGCTATCGAAGTAAAGCGGTTAGGCTTTAACCAGATATGGACAAACTTTGTTCTTAATTACCTGTCACGCTTTCTTACTTCTAGAATAACATTCGATGTAAACGAAACGCTACGCAACAGGCTGTTGTATGAAATACAGAACGGCATAACAGAGGGCAGTGGCATTGACGATATAGTAAACAGGCTTCGTGATATTGACCTTACAACCATGCAAACAGCTCGTATCGTTAGAACAGAGATTAACCGTGCTGCTAACGTCGGGGCACGGGCGCAGGCCGACACGTTCGAATACCAGTTACTTAAAGAATGGATTGCCATACACGATAACAGGACCAGGGGGAATCCCATAACGGGCGCCGCTGACGACGCTAACCATTGGTCATTAGACGGTGTAACCATTAACATGGAAGATGAATTTACAGATCCCCGCAATGGCGACCGTTTACAGCAGCCGGGTGACCCAATGGCAAGCGCTGAGTCCGTAATAAATTGCAGGTGTACAATTGGCACACATGCCAAACGAGATAAGAATGGAAGATTAATTCCCAAACGCAGGTCAACTACTGTCATATTTCCGGGACAGCTTAGAAGACCTCAAACTATTACTATATGAAACAATATAAAGATTTTGAAACAACTATAAAAGACGTGGATGAAAAAGGCCGCGTCATTGTTGATGCCAATGCAATAGGCAACACTGATGCCGATAAAGATATCAGCATGCCAGGTTCATTTAATAAAACATTGTCAGAAAATTTTAACAGGCTTAAATGGTTTTTGAATCATGACAAAACTTTACTTCTGGGTGTCCCTATAGAGGGGCAGGAAGTTAACGATAAACTCCGGATGACAGGCCAGCTTAATATGAAAAAAGAATTAAGTCGTGACGTTTATGAAGATTACAAACTATATGCTGAGTATGGCAAATCTTTGGAACATTCTATCGGAGTTGAAGCTATAAAAAAAGAACAAACGGAAGATATAAGAAGAGTTTTTGAGTGGAAGTTATGGGAATACTCAACGTTGTATGGCTGGGGCGCCAATGAATTAACGCCAATGGTCAGTATAAAGAGTATGCAGGATCCCGGAGAGGTTATTACATGGCTTTCACTTAAACTTAAAAAAGGAAATTATACTGATGAACGGTTTATGCAAATCGAAAATCAGGTAAACATACTTCGTTCACTTTGTACTGAGCCGGAGGCATCCACTCAAAAGGCAAAGCCGGATGAAACAGAAGCAGCAATGCTTATACATCAATTACGACAACAATTAAAACAATTGTAAAATGGAACTAAAAGAACAACTGGATGCCTTAAAAGAAGAAGTAAAAACGGCTTCCGAGAAAACGAAAGGTGAGCTTTCCCTTCAAATAAAAGCGCTTGAAGATAAAATAAAATTACAGGAAGATGTACTAAAGGGATTTGACCTAAAGCCGGTTACTACATCTATCGAAGAAGTAAAAAAATCTGTTGATGGTATTGTTGCCGCAGCAGTAATTAAAGATGCTGATGATAAAAAGAATCAGACCCTTATTGATAATCTGGCATCTGATATGAAAACAGTAAAAGGCAATACATCCCCGGTAATGGAAAAATCATTTGAAGATCATTTTAAAGACGCCCTCAACGAGGGTGAAAACTTCAAGAATCTTGAAATGATGGCTACCAATGCCAAGGACAGAAATAAAAAGTTCACCATTGAAATGAAAGCAGCCGGCGGCGACGTGCTTATCAGTACCAACTATACCGGTGGTACACGTGGACTGTCAATTTTAAAACCCGGCATAATCACCGTTCCTAACCGTCGTGTACACATACGCGATATTGTACCTGGTGGAACTATCGGTCAGGGCACATCGCTCGTGTTTATGAAAGAAGATGTTGGCAATGGCACTATCAGCCCTGTGGCTGAAGGTTCTATGAAGCAACAGATTGACGAAGCACTGGTAGAAGCAAGCGTAAACATCGAAACAATCGCCGGTTGGCTTCGCGTTACCCGCAAGGCAATGAATAATATCCCTGGATTTATTTCATTCCTGCAGATGCGTTTGCCTCAGCGTTTATTGAACATCGAAGATTCACAATTACTGCAGGGAAGTGGCGTTTCACCGAACATTAAAGGTATTATGACTTCAGGTAATTATACCGCCGCCACTACAGGTGAAAACCTGCTGATTGAGCAATTGATTGATGGTCTTGCACAGCTTGAAGACAGTTACGAACGCATTGCAACAGCAATACTGCTTCGTCCGCTGGAATATTATCGTTTCTTCAAAACAAAGTCAGGTGGTTCAAAAGAATACGACCTGCCAAAGAATGTAGTATTCTCTGGTGATACACTATTCATCTCAGGGGTACCGGTTTATCAGTCTACGGCTGTGCCTGCCGGTAAGTATATTGTTGGTGATTTTGCAGAAGGTTGCCAGCTGCTTACACAGGAAGGTATACGGGTTGAATTTTTTGAACAGGACGGTACCAATGTGCGGGAAAATAAAATCACCGTTCGTATTGAAGAAACAATTGCATTCCCTGTTTTCGGAAGTACATACTTCGTGGTTGGGGATGTCGGAAGCGCTTCATTAACATCTTAATAAACGATGCAGAACTATAACCAGATACACGGAGACCCTATTGATATCTCTAACGAAGGAAACCTCGTTGGTGATGGTGTTCTTGTATCTGATTTTTTCGGCGTAACTGCCGGTGTACCCACGGTGACAATAAACGATTTGATTGGCGCTACTATCATGGCTATGTTCCGTGAGAACGCACCTTTTGAACAGGTCGGTACATTTACGACAGGACGGCAGTTTTTATTCGACTCTGCAACAGGGCTGCTTACATTCCCTACAGACTTTAACGCCGGTGAGCAATTATTTGTTTTTTGGTACACCGGATCGGCACCGGTAACATATACCGAGCCGGTAACGGTAGCGGAGATGAAGAATTACTTGCGGCTGCAAGGCTTCATTGATGAGGGGCAATCGATCAGTGATTTTGATTCAGACGACACACTGATAAGTGACCTTATAACATCTGCCCGCGAACTTGTAGAGCGCTTCAATGGTATATCTATTGTCTCCAAAGCGTTGCGGGTGACCGTAACTAATCAGGCAGGTGGTCAGATCATTCCGTGGGGGCCGGTAAATGCTGTGAGCAGCTTTAAAAGCAGTGAAGGCACTGTAATAACTACTGATGATTATACTATCACGGCACAGGAGGAAATTACTAAGCCTTGTGACTGCCGGATGGTCATTGAGTATTACGCAGGGTATACACACGTTCCGCGGGCGCTGAAGGTGGCAATAATGAAACAGGTTGCGTGGGATTTCGAGCATCGCGGCAATGAACA